AAAGATTAAGGTATGTACAAAGATCGGGACAAGGTATCGATATTATATTTAAAGAAATGTTGTCAATGGGAAAACCATATCCTGAATATACGGTATATAATGATGCAATACGTTTAACATTATATAGTGCGACTGAGGATATGGAATTTGTAAAGTTTATTGATGAAACACAAGATAAGCGTTTGCAACAATTCAGTTTGTCAGAATACCTCAAGAATCCCACCAGGCCGATTGTCACGAGAGACGGCGACAGCGTAAGGATTATTTGCACGGACAGAGACGATGAGGACACTCCAATTATTGCTCTTGTGCGGCATGAAGGAGTTGAAGTTGTAATGGACTTTAGTAAAAACGGCGAATACTTTTGTATGAATGAGGGGCCGTGCCCATGTGATTTATTCTTCGCGCCTGAAACAAAAACTAAAAGAGTCGGCTGGATGAACGTCTGCAAGTATGGAGACAGCAAACACTTCTCTCTCGTGGGTGGTGTTATTCACCCGACACGTGAGCAGGCGTTGACTGAACGTCCGGATTATGTCGTGGACACGATTCAAATCAGATGGGAGGAATAAATTATGGCATCATTAAAACCAATAAATTTCAAGCTTGCAAACCGCAAGTTATATGCGCCTTCAGAGGAAGGTTGCTGTAGCAAGATTCCGCTACCTGTGTGGACTAACGGAGTTCAATGTGTAAGTTGCTGGAAGTGTTCATTTTTAGACAGGCTCAGGATTCTGTTCACCGGGCGCGTCTGGGCGAGCATCAGAAGCGGCAGCACCCAGCCTCCGATGTGGATAGCGGCCGAATATCCGTTTATTGACAATCTTGAAAAGTATCAGAACGAATGAACAAGAATATCCGGCAGGCGGTCTATGCGAAATACAATGGACATTGTGCCTATTGCGGCTGCGAGATTGACTACAAAGATATGCAGGTTGACCATATCAAGCCTAAGTGCCGGAATAACGAGACAACGGCGGAAAGGCACTTGGGCGGTGTGGGAGAGGACAGCATCGAGAATTACAACCCTTCTTGTCGCATGTGCAACTTCTACAAGGGGATGTCAACGATCGAGCAATTCCGTAAGAGACTTGTAGAGGAACTTGACTACAAGCGGACATTCGCCACGCGGCTGGCGCTCAAGCTCGGGATTCTGACGGAGCAAAAATGGGATGGCAAATTTTATTTTGAAAGACTATGACTTTAGATAGGAAAATTGATGCGGCAATAAAACTATTGCAAAGCATTCCGACCGATGACGGGCCGATTGAGGTCTGTTATTCCGGAGGAAAGGATTCAGACGTCATCTTGGAGTTGGCAAAAATGGCAGGAATCAATTATCGTGCAATCTACAAGAACACGACGATAGACCCACGCGGAACTATTCAGCATGTCAGAGAGATGGGTGTCGAGGTGGTTCAACCTAAGCAGAACTTCCTGAGCCTTATTAGGCGCAAAGGTATGCCTTCCCGATTCAGCCGGTTCTGCTGTGAAATTCTGAAGGAATATCCGATACTACCCCGCGCTATCGTTGGGATTCGCAAATGCGAAAGCGTAAAAAGGGCGAAGAATTACAAGGAACCTGAGTTCTGTAGAGTTTATCCCAATAAGGGCAAAGTTAGGCAGTATCTACCGATTCTTGAATGGTCAAACGACGACGTGAAAGAGTTTATCGAGCAGCGAAAAATCAAGTGTGCGCCTGTCTATTATGATAAGGATGGAAATTTCGATGTCAATAGGCGTCTTGGGTGTATAGGTTGTCCGCTTGCTAGCAGAAAAATACGTAGAGAGGAGTATCTGGAGAACCCTAAAATGCTATTAGCGCAAGTAAAGGCGTTGCAGGATAATTATGACAAGAGAATTGCCGCTGGGGTTGCGTCTCCGACGATTGAGACATGCGGAGGGAATGCGTGGGTGTTCTTCTATGCGACACTTTTTTATGATTCGGTTGCTGAGTTCAAAGATAAATGCACTAACCTGCTGTTTGCCTTTGATATTGAGGCATACATGAAGGATTATTTTAAGATTTAATTATGAAATGCAATGAACTAATGGTCGGCGACTGGATTGCCGACAAGCACGGATTTCCGGTGCAGGTGTTGTCTGTCAGCGATGGCTACCTCTATGTCGAATTTGAGGACGACGAGGGTAATTTCTGGGAGTTTAACGACAAGGACAACATCCCGCATCCTGTACTTCTTACGGATGAGTTCTTCAAGCGTAACGACTTCGACGAGGATGTCCTTTATTGGACTGAAGGATGTGATATACATGATGTTGACGGAAAGGATGGCTATCTCATCATGATTAGATTGTTTAACCCTCCGACTGGGCCGAGCGCGAGCGTACACTATGTGCACGAGCTGCAGCAGCTCTTGCGGCTTGGGGGATATACGGAATTAGCTAACGACGTAAAATTATAATCATTATGGCAAAAATCATTTACAAAGAAGGCCTTGAAGGCCAGAATCGCCTCGAATGTATCGAGGGAATCGAAATTGAATTGTTGAATGGGCAGAAGGCGCTCATCTATCCGAAGTATTCGGAAGAGGTGATGCTTCCGAATGATAAGATAGAGTCTTGGGATGCGGCGGTAAACAGCGAAATTGAGGCGCTGAAAAAGAAGGAAAATCTCTGGGCAACCGGAGCTCTCTTGAGGTGTGGAAGTCCTGCGGCCGAATATGTCAGCAATTTCCGCTCTGACAAATACGGCATCTTCGCATTGCCGACATTGCTTTCGGCAATAGAACTCCAGGACCAGCATAACGACATAGACGAACTGGCGGAGACAATAGATGGTGCAGATTTACTCCGAGACTACACCTCTTGTGTTTGGTCTTGTTCCCGTTACATCTGGGCCGGCGGTTGGATTGCGAATGGCAACGCTGGTTTTGCCTTCGGCAGCTACTTGTCTTGCTCGCACCTGGCTGTTCCGCTTGTGCTTTACAGATAATCTTAGTCATTAATCTTCGGCAGGAGCGCGTCCCTGCGCCCTGCCTTAAAATCGAAAATATCATGACAGCTTGTGATTTTTGCAACATCGACTGGTGCGGATATGAAGTGCACAAATTAGACAAAAACGCCTGTTTCAGGGTTAGATGTTTCGAGCAAGGCAAGCGAAAGGCCAATGAACGTGCGCTTGCTCTCTATGAACGCGAACTGAGGCAATTCAAGAACCTGCTCAATGCTGTTTCAAAAGATGGCACGGGCGGAAAGATAATATCAGTGGGCGGCAGTCTTGCCGCATTCAAAAAAGCGTTGGAAGATGATAAATAAAACTCAAATGAAAACAATTTGCATTCTTGTAATTGTAATGAATGTAATATCCGCCGTAACTTGTGTGATAACCAAGGACTGGACGAATGTTTTTAATAATGTGGCACTAGCATCATCATGGTGCCTAATACTTAAATACGAATTGGACAATTATCATGATGAAGTATAGAGTTATCAAGGCCGTCAATGGCTACGGAGAGACAACCTACGTCCCGCAACATAGAAGAATGTTTCTTTGGCGAAATATGGGCATAAGATATAACGATTTAACGAACGCAATAGCCCACATAAGGGGAAACGTCTACAAGAAGGAAAAAGTGGTTTTTGAAATGAAAAATGATTGAATATGAGTTATATCGAAGCATTGAAAGCGCTCGAGGACTGGCAGCGAGGAGTGACCGGAAAGCGCCGGCGGCATCCGGGGCACGAAGAGGACGACCTCCAGATGCAGTGCGTCAGCTGGTTCCGTCTGCAATTCCCGCAGCTGGCGCGTCTGCTTCACCACTCCCCCAACGGCGGACGGCGTGACGCACGGGAGGGCGCAAGATTCAAGCAGATGGGCACGCAGGCTGGCTTCCCCGACCTGATACTTCTTGTCGCGGCGAAAGGCTACCACGCGCTTCTGCTGGAGCTGAAGACGCGCACAGGAAGGCAGCAGGACAGTCAGAAGGACTACCAGAAGCGCGTCGAGGAACAAGGGTACAGGTATGTGGTCATTCGTTCTTTCGACCAGTTCCGCGAGACAATAAAGGACTATCTCATCGTAAGCGGTTAAGTTTCAATTAACTTACTTTACTTACTTTTTGTTAACTTTGTAAAAAAATAAACCAGAAAATGAAAACAGGACACCAAAGAATAGCCATTGATCTGATAGAGATGAACACCGGACAGATTGCCGGACTGCCGTCCAACCCTAGGCAGTGGACCAAGGCGCAGCTCGACAATCTGAAGGCATCCATCGAGGAGACTCCGGAGCTGCTGGAAGCGCGCGGCTGCATCGTCGACTACCACGAGGGCAAGTATGTCTGCCTCGGCGGAAACATGCGCTATGCGGCGTGCAAGGCTCTGGGCATGTCCGAGCTGCCGTGCTACGTTGTCCCTGAAGGCACGACTATCCTCAAGAAGAAGGAAATCGTCGCGAAGGACAACGGATCCTTCGGAGACTGGGACTACGACGCCCTTGCAAATGAATGGGAGATTTGGACCTGGCAGGATGGGGAGTGTCTATTCCTCCGGAGTGGGGAGCAGCCGCAGCTGATGCAGCCGAAACCGATTCTAGGGTGGGGCAGGCGAAGGATGACGAATTCGATGAGAAGGAGGCGCAAATTGAAAAGAAATGCTCAAAGGGCGACATTTGGAGGCTTGGAGAGCACCGGCTCATGTGTGGCGACTCGACAGACGAGGCTGCGATAAAAAGACTGATGGACGGGGACAAAGCCGACATGGTTTTTACAGACCCTCCTTACGGAGTAAGCATCGGGGACAAGAACGCAGCTCTCAACAGCGTCCAGAAGGCTGGACGCTGTTGCAAGAACATCGAAAACGATACCTTGAGCGCTGATGAGTTGTATCCGATACTCGTGAAAGCGATGACGAATGCGCGGTTGTCATGCAAGGAAGACGCTTGCTATTTCGTGACATCGCCGCAAGGTGGGGAACTCGGATTAATGATGATGATGATGATGAAAGACGCTGGACTTCCTGTCAGGCACATGCTGATCTGGGAGAAGAACTCGGCGACGTTCAGCCTCGGAAGACTTGATTATGACTATCAGCACGAGCCGATATTTTATACCTGGACGAAAAAGCATCACAACTATCGGAAGGGGCAATATCGCACGACAATCTGGAAGTACGACAAGCCGAGGAAGTGCGACCTGCATCCTACGATGAAGCCTGTCGAGCTGCTGGCCAACTGCCTTAACGACGCAACGAAGGCGGGTGACATCGCGCTCGATGTATTCGGAGGTTCCGGAACGACAATGATAGCCTGCGAGCAGCTCGGGAGACGTGCCAGGCTGATGGAATTGGACCCGCACTATTGCGACGTCATAATCGCACGATGGGAGAAGTTTACAAGCATGAAAGCAGAAAAAATTGAATAAAAGAAAAGTATAATACTTTGACGGAATTAGGACAATAGCAAAGGAGTGATCATGAATCAAAGACTGAACATTACGGAAGCCCAGTTCATCGCGCATTGCGACGAGCGATTGCGGCAACTCGCGGACGAGGTCCGGGGGTGCGGCATGTCATACTATGAGATAGCGAAGCTCACGGGCCTCGACTGGAGGACCATCAGGAAGGTCGCAAACGAGATTCCCGTGCGCTACGACACTATCGAGAGAATCAGATACGCAATCGAAATCAATCACACCACCGCAATCGGTGATTAAACGGAGGGCTTATGGCAGGCGACAAGGAACTCTACAAGAAAGGGATAGCAACTCAGTTCAGCAGCACGAACCAGCCAAAGAAGAAGGGGCGTAAGCCGAACATCCTGAAGAAGCTTAAGGCATTCGGCTTGAGCCATGAGGACATTCGAGCCCTGCTGGAAAACCTCCTGATGGCGGACAAGCAGAAGGCCCAGGAGATGCTCAAGGACCCGGAATTGCCTATAATGCTGGTCGGCTATCTCTCCGCGCTCATGCGCGACATTCAGACCGGCAAGAGCATCACCCTCGAGGCAATCATGGACCGCGTGGACGGCAAGGCCGCGCAGAAGATTCAGACGGACACGACCATCCGGAATGCCGAGCCGCCGGCTATCTATTTCGGGGACGAGGAGGACAATGTCGAGGAGGACGAATAGGGATGCTCTTTTCACAGAAATACAAGCCGTTATTTCGGCCTTTTATACCCGGGGTTCGTTACATTCTTGTGAAGGGTGGACGAGGCTCCGGCAAGTCCTATGCCGTCAACACGTCGCAATGCGTCAGCACCTATCGTGACCCTTTCCATATACTTTTCACCCGCTACACGATGACCTCTGCGGAGGTCTCCATCATTCCCGAATTCAAGGACAAGGTTGACGCGCTACAGATAGAGGACCACTTCCGCACGCGCGCAAACGACATCACGAACCTAGCGACAGGAGCGAAGATTATCTTCAGAGGCCTGCTCACGTCCTCGGGCAACCAGGTAGCGAAGCTAAAGTCCATACAGGGAGTAAAGACATGGGTCCTCGACGAAGCGCAGGAGCTTGTCGATTCTGACCTCTTCGACACCATCGACTTCTCCGTCCGAACTCCGGAAGCGCCGAACCAGATCATCATGTCATTCAACCCCACGGACGTGCACTCGTGGATATATGAGCGGTTCTACAAGGATGTCCCGCCGGGCTTCAACGGCATAATAGACGACGTCTGCTACATTTCCACGACCTACCTTGACAACCGGAACAACCTCGACCCTTCGCTGCTCAGGCAGGCGGAAAAGATGCAGCGGAATGCGCCCGAAAAATTCAACAACATCTGGCTCGGAGAATGGGCGACATTGGCGGAGGGCATCATCTACAAGGACTGGAAGCAAATCAGCCTGTCAGACTTCCCCCGACATCTCCCCTGCTTCTACGGCGTCGACTGGGGATATTCGAATGACCCGACAGCCGTCGTCTGCTGCGCCTACGACATCGAAACAAAGACTATCTACCTGCGCGAGGTGTGCTATCAGAAGGGGCTTCTCGCCGGGCACATTTCGCGCATAATCTATGAGGACATGGAGGCGTGGGGAGTGAGCAAAGAGGCGGACATCTACTGCGACCCTGCACGTCCTGAGCACATCGGAGAGCTGCGGATGAACAATCTGTGCGCCATGCCGGCTGACAACCGCAACAAGGAAGGGAGAATCGCATACCTTCAGTATTTCGCGGTCAGATATGCCGGCGAGCACATAAAATCGGAGGCCGACCGCTACTCCTGGAAGCCGGACCCGAAAGACCGGAGCCGCTATCTCAACATCCCGCAGGACGGCAATGACCATCTGATGGACGCAATCAACTACGCATGCGTCACAAAGCTCCGCTATCTCGGACAGACAAACCTCATCGGGGAACGATAGCGAAAGCCCCTCGACCTAAATGTGCATATATGCAAAAATATGACAATGGCCCCGTTGGGGCTATTTTGGGGCAAATTTGAAATTATATGTTCGGTCTCAGTCTTATATCAACAAAGGAACTTCAAGTGCTCAGAAGCGAAATAAAAGGCTTCTATGACGACAGGAGCAACAACTCCGGCAACGTGTATCTGTCAGCGATAGCGGGCTGCACGAAAGGGCTCGAGCTGCCTCCGTTCAAGGAGCTGGACCGGATGGAGATTCAGCGATATTACAGGCAGAGCGCTCCGGTGCAGGGAGTTGTGAACTACATCGCCCGCAATGTCGGAGAGGTCATGCAGTATCTGCTTCTGACGCGAAAATCTGATGATACGCCAGTGCAAAAGCATTGGCTCGTGGACCTGCTGGCGAGACCGAATGACCGGTTCACGCTCAGGAAATTCGGCACAGCGTGGGCGGTGAACAAGCTTCTGTACGGCGACGCCTGGGTTTATGCCCCGAAGGCTGTAGGCCGCAACCTCGGCGAAATCAAGGAAATGTACGTCATCCCTTCGTGGCGCATCGGCGCACAATGGGGTGAAGGCTCGGTTCTGGAAGGCGTGAGGCTCCAGGGGCTGGCCGGCGACACGACCATCCGCTTCTCTGACGTGTTCGAGAGCTTCGACTACAACCTTGACGACCAGAGCGCCTTCGGAACGTCGAGGCTTGCCTCTGCTGCCATGTATCTTTCGATGATGCAGAGCGGCATCCTGCGTGAGGACACGGCTCTCAAGAACGGAGGTGTGACCAACATAGTGACACCTCCGCAGGACAAGCTCACGGGTATCACGCGCCCTGCGGAGGGTGACGAGCTCGAGCGCGAGTTCAACGCTCAGAAGAACATCGGCAAGACGAAGGTCCTCCGATTCCCTATCGACGTGAAGACGCTCGGAAATGCGCCTGTGGACTTGAACATCCTCGAAAGCCACAAGGAAGCCGTGACGGCGGTCTGTTTCGCGTACAATCTGCCGGTTGACCTCTACTACGGACAAAGCAAGTATGAGAATGCGAAAGAGGCGAAGAAAACCATCTTCGAGATGAATGCCGTGCCGATGGCAAATGAATTCGCGGAGGACCTGCTCAACTATTGCGGCCTGTCGCAGGAGTTTTCGCTCGAGGTGGACACTCAGAGGATAGACGTGCTTCAGGAGAAGCCGGCGGATGCGCTTGACGCGCTCGACAAGATGAATGCATCGGTGAACGAGAAGCGCGAGGTGATGGGCTACGAGCCAATCGCGGAAGCCTGGGCGGACCAGCCAATGATTCCGCTCGGGGTCCAGTTCGGCAACGAGAGCGGCATTGACATAAACGAGCTCGGCAATGCGTAGGCGGATAGATCCTGCGGTGCGGAGACATCAGGACTATCTCCGTCTGAAGGCGCTGAAGGCCGCAAAGATTTACGAGGCGCGGCTGCGGCGCCGCCGTGCAGAAGAGGTAAGGAGGGTCCTCGGCCTATGCAGGGATTACGACCCTGCCGAATGGGCGGGCCTGATAGATACCAGTCTCGCGGAACCCTACCTTCAGACTATCGAGAGCGGCCTTCTCAAGGCGGTAGGACTACCGCACGCAAAGAGCGTCGTGCGCGACATGAACAAAGCGAAGGCAGAGGCCAGCGAGGTGCTGGAGAGCATGTGGCTGAGCGGCATCGAACAATATGCGAATGAACGGGTAGGAGACATGATTGTCTCCGTCACCGGGACGCTGAAGGACGACCTCGTGAAAATCCTTCAGGCGAAGATGGCTGACGAAGTGACGGGAATCGAGAAGCTCACGCTCGACGTGTTTGCAGGCTACAAGGAACTTGAGCTGTGGCAGGTCCGACGAATCATTCAGACCGAAACGATGATTGGTCTCGGGAAAGCCGGCGACATGGCTGCGCGTACACTCGACGTGAAGTTCACAAAGCAGTGGAGCATCAGCGGCCTGGGCAACACGCGAGAGACGCACATTGAGGTTGACGGCACGATAGTCGGGCAGGAGGAGCCTTTCAAGGTCGGAAGGAGCTATCTCCTATATCCGCATGACATCAGCCTCGGAGCAGAGGCTGGAGAGATAATCAACTGCGCCTGCACCGCAATCAGAAGACCTACATAATTCAACTTCCATAATCAGTTTTTGTGTTTTTTTGTTTGTTGCGGGAGTCTCGAGTTCACAGCTCGGGGCTCCCCTTTTTGTTAAACACAAACGTGTATATGTGCCTGTTTAAGCCTTTGCCTTTCATTGAATTAATTTCATCGCGTAACGTTATCGCAAAATGGAAATTCAATTCAAAAACCACTCCGGCAGCATCGAGGTGAAGAAGGAGAAGGACGACGGCGCATTGTCAATTCGCGCCTATGCCCTTGCATTCGGCAACATCGACAGCTACGGGGACATAATCAAGACGGGCGCTTGCGACAAGTGGCTGCTTTCTGACGACAGCAGCCGCTGCGCACTCTGCTATCAGCATGACATTCACAACGTCATCGGCGTAATCACCGCAAAGGGCATCGACGACAAGGGGCTCTGGATAGAAGCTGACATCCTCCCTACACAGCAGGGCAAGGACGTTCAGATACTGATGCGCGCAGGCGCAATCAAGGAGTTCTCAATCGGCTACTATGCCGAATCTTGGACATACGGCAAGGTTGACGGCAACGAGGTGCGCTATCTCGAGGAAATCAGCATCGTCGAAGTCTCGCCGGTCACACGCGCGGCAAATCCGCTCGCAACCCTGACCGACATGAAGGCCGAGGACATGGCCGGGCAGCTGTCAGCAATGTCTGACTCCCAGCTCGTAAGCCTTCAGGGTGCCGTCAAGGAAGAAATCGCAAAAAGGATCATCACAAAACTTTAATTACTATGCCAGATTTAACTTTAGAGCAGAAGGCTCTTGAACTCCAGAGAAAGATGGAGGATGCAGAAAAGAAGGCCGAGGAGGCCGTAAAGGAGGCGAAGGCCGCGAAAGCTGCGGCTGAAGAGGCTACCTCCAAACTGACAAAAAAGGCCGAAGAGGCGCTGGAGGAGAGGAAGAAAGAGGGGGAGAACCTTGACAAGACTGTCAAGGCGCAGCAGAAGGCTATCGAGGACCTGAGCAAGAAACTGAAAGAGAAGAACGGAAAGTCCTTCGACATCGTTCTCCGCGAATTCATGGAGGAGAACAAGGATGCGATGGTGAAGTTCATCGAAAGCAAAACCTACGGCACGGCGTCATTCAAGTTCGCGACATCGAACATCACCAACAGCTCGCTCGGCGTGCAGCTGGACCAGAACATCTATGCAGAGAGGCTCGCGGCAAACGCCTTCCTTTCGACATTCCCGCACATCACCAGGACCGGAAACTCCATAGAATGGCTTGAGGGTTCAGACACCGACAACACCGGTTATGTAGGTGAACTTGAGGAGCCTAAGACGGGCAATTCTTATGAGCTCGCCGGCAAGACAAGACGCTTCGCGAAAGTTGCGACATTCATCGAGGTTTCTCAGGAAATCGAGGACTGGTTCAATGCCGTTTACCAATGGGCAAGGACCCGCGGTATCGCTCGAGTTCTCCGAAAGGCGGACAATCTCATCTGGAATGGTGACGGAGCAGACACAACTAAGCCGAATCACGTCTACGGACTCAAGACTTCCGGCAGCACAGCATACGCGGCTACCGGCGCGAAGTACGAGAATGCGAACATCGCGGACGTCATCCTCGACGCCATCGCTCAGGCAAAGGCCAACGGCTTCTCTCCGAATGTGGCCATCGTTCCGACAGCCATCGAGGCTCAGATCAGAGGACTGAAGGACAAGAACGGAAACTACCTCTTCAATCAGATTACCGGAATGCTCGGACAGGTGAAGATTGTCCTCACCGACCAGCTCTCAGCAACCGAGATTGTCGTCGCTGATACGTCATGCGTCGCAATCATTGACAAAGGAGAATACGAGATGGAGCTCGAGAGACTTGCCGGCAAGGACGGATGGAGAGTCTGGCTCAGGAAGTCCTTCCAGATTCAGGTTCCTACCTCCGAGAAGAAGGGCGTCATCTACGTTGCTAACACAACCACCGCGATAGCAGCGCTTGCACCGGCGGCGTAAACCATGCCGGCTGAGATGCGTAAGCCCGAGCGTGCATCCCGTGCGCCAAAAATCGGCGAAGTCGTCGTGTGTGATGTGGTAAAGCCGCACGACGGCATCCCCGCCGGGGAAAGGCGCAAGGTGCTCGTGAGCGAGGCTGTGAGATACATGCTCAAGGAAGGTTTTTGGAAAGTCATTCAGTAAGCAATCATGAGTTTATCTGTCATCAGAATCATAGACGACAAGCGGTCATATCTGCTCCCCGTGCTCAAACGTTACGTGGGAGCAGTTGACGATTCACAGGATGCAATCCTGCAGCACATGCTTACGACTGCGGCGCTTGAGGTTCAGGCGCACGCGGACGTGAGCGTCTTGCCGTGTCAATTCGAGCTTAGAATCGAGAACAACACTGATAGCGAAGTCAGATTATATCAGACGCCGTCAGAGGTGTTGTCTGTGAAGGCTGCTGACGGGACAGACGTAGATTACACCATAGACGGGCGGAACGTGCGCACAGCGGGCGTTTACCCGTCGCTGGTGATAAACTATGCCACCGCACCGAAAGAAGCCGAATATGGGCGGCTTTTGCCGCTTGTGTTCCAATATGCCACGGCGCTCTATGACGGGCAGACGGATGAACTCGTCAAAATTCTTTCACAATGCTGAGGGAACCGCGCAATGCGAGGCGATACTCGCAACCTGTAGAGCTGCTGTTTAGGGAGCCTCAGACTGACGGCTACGGACATGCGAGCCTTGGAGAGCCGAAAGTGGTCCTGAAGGCTTTTGCTTCCGTTACGCAGATGAGTTCCTCGAAGGCGATGCTGACATTCCAGCAGGCTAACATTGTCGGTGTCGATATAGAGATGCGCTGGACGCCAATCGCGTTCAACTGCATCAGATGGCAAGGACATGACATTGCTTTCGCAAGTCCGGAGAATGTAGGCAACCGCAACAGGATTCTGCGAATTTCAGGGTATTATCAGATTGACAATCCTTGAAAGTATGCAGGTAGATGGCTTCATAGTCGAGAATTTCGACGAACTCAAGCGGGCGTTTGAGGCGAACAACCGGATGATGCAGAAGGCATGCGACGAAGCGCTGTCAAGGGGCTCGATGAAGATTGTGGCGGAAGCTCAGAGGAACCTGCGGGACAACGGCACGAACACGACGGGGCTGCTGAGCAACAGCGGAAGGGCGGAGAAGCTCTCAGACGGCGAGTATGAGGCAGGGTTCTTCGCACAGGAAGGCAAGGGCTACGCGGAGTATGTCGAATATGGCAGGAAGAGCGGCGGCATGCCTCCTCCGAAAATCCTGACGGCCTGGGTGCGGAAAAAGCTCCGTGTGAGGAAGGAGAAAGACGCTGAGCGGATTGCCTTCGCAATCGCGATGAAGATTGCAAAGAAAGGAACAAAGGCACAACCTTACTTCAGCCCTGCCGTCGAATCACAGAAGAAGGCGATACTTGAAGAGCTGAAGAAAGCGGCAGAACGTATAATCAACAAAGGCAAATGATAGAGATTGATAGACATACACAGGCATGTGACGAATTGTTCCTGCATCTGACGCAAGCGATGCAGAGGCAAGGCGTCATTGTCGGAGGCTCGGCAGGTTATCCCCGTGCGGAAATCGTCTCTGTCAACGAGCAGAGCGCTCTTGACAAGGGAGGAGAAGTGCGGCAGGTCCTCGTGACGATTGACTCGATGTCCAACAAGGGACTCGGCGAGGCCTTCGAGATTAACCAGAACAACCTTGACAGGATTAAGGACGCTGATGATTCAACTCCGAGTTATCAGATTCTTGGCGTTGCGGAAGGCAACACGACGGCAAGAGAGGACATGTCTGACACGCAGGTGGTATTCTATAGGGTGACTAATAATTTAACATTTTATCTAGCAAAAAAGAAACATGGCAAAATTAGGTAATGTGAGGAAGTTCTACCTCACGACCGGCATGACCGGCGGCACATTCACGTGGCTGAAGGGCGAGCAGAACAACAGCTTCAATCGCTCAGCTGAGGCTATCGAGGTGAGCGACAAGTCAAACGACTGGGCACAGTTTATTTCAGGCAAAAAGGGCGCGACCGCATCGGTGACTGTCTTCGCTGATGACACAGCAAGCGAGCCGCAGCACAAGATGATTAGTTCCCTCCACAACGGGCAGCCGGTGTATGGCTTCATCGGCGAGCTTTCAGGCGATACCGGCAGTGAAACACCTACCGAGGGAGACCTCTTCGAGGCTATCATCACTGGAATCTCCGACACCAACGACTACGGCTCTGTCGCGTCGAGGTCGCTTGACTTGACAATCACAGGAGCGCCAACTCATTATCCAACAATCACAAAAGAATAGCGAATGTCGGCGGAGTTCAAAATTGAAATCAGGGAAGGCGTGGCGGTGAACATCTTGATTACGCCGCGCCTTTTCATATACAAAGGGCGTGAGGGGGTCACACTCGAGGCTGACGGGGAGAGCATCCCCGCCGTCATGGCGCTCTACGCGGATGTACTCTTTTGCGGAGCGCTGAACTGGTGGGAGTTGTCCGGTAAGGATGCCGACGACTTCGAATACAAGCGAATCGACTTCCACGCCTGGGCGACAGAGCATCAGGAGGAATTCGGGCGCATAGTCGCTAAGGCAATCAAGCTGCTTTCAGGCAAGAGCCTGGTCGAGCTCGCGGAAGCCGAGAAAGAGAAGAAGGAATCAAAAAAAAAATTTCGCTTTGGCTTGATTACGACGGCATTGAGGCGTTTCTGGTCGGGCATTGCCGGAAGACGGAAGAAGAAGCCGGAAGGACAACGATGAGGGAATTCCTCCTGCTCCGGGAGGCTGCGGAAAACGAGGAACGGAGGCGATGGGAGAGGGCGAGATGGCAGATGTTTCTCGCTATGAGGATGAATCCTTACGTGAAGCAGAAGCCCTCGACACCCGCGCTCTGGGTGCCTTTCGGCTGGGAGAAGGAAGCTGAGGCCGCAAGGGCAAAGGACGGAGATTGGAGCGTCACGGCTGACGAAAGCAAGGAACTGAACAAGATGCTCGAAGATTTTATAAATTCAAGATAAGATGGGAAAGATAGGCGACCTCTGGGTCAAGTTGAAACTCAAGTCGGACGATTACAAGAAGGGTCTTGAAAATGCTAAGCAGGACACCGCCAGCTTCAGCGAATGGGTGAAGAAAAACTGGCTGAAGGTCACGGCAGGGATAGCGGCTGCGACTACGGCGATAAAGGCGTTCTCAAAAGGAGTCGCAATCATTGCGGACTTTGAGAAGGCCAACTCAGTGCTTGCAGGAGTCCTCGGCAAGACAGTCGCTGAAATAAAGGCTCTGTCGGATTCTGCGGAGATGCTCGGACGCTCCACGGCGTTCACCGCCACCCAGGTGACAGGCCTGCAGACGGAGCTTGCTAAGCTCGGCTTCGGCGAGGGGCAGATAATGTCGATGCAGAAGGCTGTCCTCAATTTTGCCACAGCCCTGGGCGTCGACCTCTCGGAGGCGGCGTCATTCACCGGTGCGACACTGCGCACGTTCGGGCTGAAGGCCAGCGACGCGGAGGACGCGCTGAATGTCCTGGCAGTGGCCTCAGACAAGTCCGCGCTCGGGTTCTCGGCACTTAGTACAGCCATGCCAATCGTCGGCCCTGTGGCGAAGTCCCTGGGCTTCTCGCTCCGCGACACGTCCACGCTGCTCGGCGTACTGGCGAACTCCGGCTTCGACGCATCCAGCGCGGCCACCGCCCTGCGAAACATATTCCTCTACCTCGCGGACAGCTCCAGCAACCTGTCGAAGGCGATAGGCAAGCCGGTCAAGACGCTTCCAGACCTTCTGGACGGACTGGACAAACTGAAGTCGCAGGGAATATCGGTGGGCGAGGCCCTGGAGCTGACGGACAAGAGGGCCGTTTCAGCGTTCAACACATTGATAGACGGCACTGCATCAGCGAGGGAGCTGCGCTCCGCGCTTGACGATGTGAATGGCGCCGTGGATGCGAAGGCACAGGCGCAGATAGACAACATCAGCGGCTCTTTGTCCCTGCTGAAGTCTGCATGGGAAGGGCTTATATTAGGCATGAAGAACAGCAAGGGCGTCATCAAGATCGTTCTGGACATGTTGACAAGGATACTAGAGAAGGCGGCTGGGCTTTTCCGTGGCACTCGCGTGCAGAATTATCAGAAGACGTATGCCGATGCGGCTACAAACGTCTACAAGGGCGGAGGCAAAGAAGAGGCCGAGACTTACATGCAGAATCAGCTGAAAGCGAAGCAGGACAAGGTTGCAGAGCTGCAAGCTCTCAGCCAGGAGACGGTCAGCCCGTTCGAATCGACGCCGACCGCCGCGGCGAGGGCTGCAAAAAGGAAGCTGAAGGACGCGCAGGAACAGCTGGAAGGAATGAAGGCAGCGTATGCCGCAGTTGCCGACCAGATTGCAAACGATGCTGTCACAGATGCCGTCAACACTGCAGGGGATGGCGGCACAGAGACTGCGGATGCGCTTCTCGAGGCGTTCAAGAAGGCGCTCTCCAATGACAAGGTGCAGGACGCGATGTCTGAATTCCGCGCTCAGGTCGCAGAAGAAGCGGAAGTGATAGCCGCCGATGAGGAGTTTCAGAAGATGGCCGACCCACTGGAGGAATTCGAGAAGTCTCACGCGGAACTTCTGGATCGTCTGAATCATAAGCAGCAGATTTTTGCGGACATGGCGCAGGACGCTTACGCGAAGGCGGCAAAAGCCTCATACGATTACGCGACAGAAGAGCAGAGCGCCTTGGATCTTGCGAACGAGGCTGCGCAGACGGCTCTTGACAATCTACGTGCAAGTCAGGAGAAGGCAGCGGAAATCGGCGACTTATTATCGCAAACAATCGCAAAGGCGCTATCTGACAGCACGCAAGCATTCACAGACATGTTGTTCAATATCGAAGGAGCTGACGCTTCTGCGGTCCTCAGAGCGCTCCTGCAGCCGTTTGCGAACATGGCAAAGCAGCTCGGTGAGATACTCATCGCTGAAGGGCTCGGAATCAAGTCGTCCAAATTAGCGTTTAAGACGATGAACCCTTATGTCGCGATAGCCGCCGGCGCGGCTCTGATAACTCTAGGCGCAACAGTTTCATCTGGAATCAAGGCCCTTGGCTCCTCCGGCGGTTCAAGCGCGATGTCTAGCGGAAGCAGCGCAACATCAAACGCCAACTCCGACACGACAATATCGACGGAGATGACGATTTACGTGAAAGGCAAAATCTCCGGAAAGGACATTCTCATTTCCGGGGACAACGCAAAGAAATATTACGGGAGATAAAAATGGCTCTTTACGGACTCAAATATTACAAGAATTTTAGCAGCATGCTGGAAGCAGGCGGCGAAAGCTTCAAGCTTGAAATTTATCAGAAAGGCTATCTGAGTGCTACGCCTCAAGAGATAGGAGCCTGGAAAGGGCTGACGCTTGAAATTGACGGGGACGATGATCCTGTCTCTCCTATCCAGAAAACGATAGCGACCTTCTCGATGGTTGACGCTTCAGACATGAAAGATTCGTTCTTCTATAAGTTCGGAAATTGGCAGGAATTCTACACCCCTGACAGCACGATGTACAAGGTGGTAATTTCACGCAACGGAAAGGAATTCTGGAGCGGATATGTCACACCGGACAACTGGAAGGAGTCACTCGAATATCGAGGAGAAATAACAATCACAGCGCGCGACAATATCGGGCATCTTCAGGACTTCGATTTCGACATGCAGGCTAGTCAGTCCGGCACGGCAACGCTCATGGAAATAATCAACGCGGCAATGGCAAAGATAGACTTTCCAATGACGCTGGACTCGAAGCTGACAACAATGAGCAATTCTGATTACAAGGCAATCGTCTATGACGAAGCTCCGTTGTCGTCATTCCGCGTCAACGTGAGCGCCTTCGAAGGCAAGTCCTGGTACGACGCTCTCGAGGATATTCTGACGTCCCTGGGGCTCTGCCTTCGCTTCGTAGGCGACGGCAAGTTTGTGCTTACATATCTGCGCTACCTACCGCTTCTTGACAATCAGGGGGTGGCGGCGCTTGCCTATCAGCCGGTCAAGTTTGTCGGCGGAGGCACAAGAACGTTGGCGCCTGCATACAAGAAGATCATAGACACTATCAAGTTCGATTACAACTCAGAGATAGCTTTCGATGTGACAAAAGGGCTTGAGTTCGATAGCACAATAGACACGTATAATTACACTTTGCATTCGATGAGGTGGTTCGACAATGCGAGCGCCGGCGCTGATCTGCTACAGGAAAAAGGCTCTATGCCGAAATATACCGTCGTCGAAAATTCCGGCGAAGGCTGGCAAATATCATCCGGATTTCACGACGCATCTGAATATAAAATTGGTTCAGACGCGGAGTCAATCTTAGGCATAACAAATAAAAATACAGCCTTCTTGTGCGCTAATAGCGACACTAAAATCACCCAGATTTATAAGATAGGAATTGTCAACATCCCTGCCGGCAAGCTTAAGCTTGACATTTGCCGGTGGGCGCTTCACATTATCAAAGGCACAATGACGATAGATTGCAGGCCTTTACCCGCTTTTCTGAAGTCGATTGACTATGCTCTAAAGTACCAGGTCGGCAGCACCTCATACTATTGGGATGGCTCAAAGTGGGGAAGCAGTGTCACGATTCTTAAATACAGTACATTGCCTAGCGGTCAGACAATATATAATAGTGTTGCTGTGACTGATAGCATAGAAGTGGACTTTTCGCTTCCCGACAATTTATCCTCTATTCCGAAAGGCGGCGAATTGTCATTGCTCTTTGACGACATCGTATTCGTCAAACAACCAGAGATAAAATACAGCAACTATTTAGGAGTTTATCTTGGTCTCAAGGGCATAACCCTCGAAGCATCGAACCCGAATGCAAAGCTTGACTCTGACGTCGTTACAACAATCAATGATGCGAGCTACAATGTCACGGACAACATCGAGAGCTTTGTCGGCGCTCTGAGCCGCAATGTTGAATGGCATACACCTCAGAACTATTCGAATGCTATCTATTACGAGAATGAAGACAGGCTTGTGGTCCCTGTAGGCTACAATATGTCCTGGGATGACGGCTCTGCCGGCGAGCCTTTGCCGCTCCTCCGTCATCGTCAGATCTTAATGTACCATCACCTCCCTATGCAGCTGCTGGAGGGTGACTGCATGCCTGAAAGCAGGAAGTCCTGGGACTTCAACCGCGCGATCATATACAAGGGGACATTTTTCCTTCTTCAGGGCGGCGTTTACGACTTCGTCTCAGGAATCATGACAGGCGCAAGGCTGAGACAGTATCAGTTTTATGAGGACTTGTGGGAATCGCAATCTCAAGAAAATTAAAATATAGAAATATGGGAAATCTAAGGAAAATCAGAATCGGCACGGACATCATCACGATGCTATCCGTCAACATTTCCGGAAATCCGGTGACCTGGAGCGACAAGGACATAAGGCACGTGTTCGCCTTCTCCGACGTTCAGGGGCAGCCGGTTGCGGAAATGGCCTTCAGGTCTGAGGGTCAGAGCCTGCGCTGCACCTATGCGGCGAAAGACCAGAATTACATCGGTGCCTTTCGCATTATCATCGAGTTCGCGGACGGGACTTCATTCGCATCGTCGCTGGACGTGCCCGCGTTTGAGATAGTGCGCACGACTGAAGAGGCTGACGCGGAGGTGGGAGAGGTGGTCCTTGACATTGACGGCACAATGCGCTTCTATTCATTGTCAGAAGCGATTTCCAAAATCGAGGCCGCAACAGCAGCCGCCAATCAAGCCGCCAGCACCGCCAACCAAGCCGCCTCAAACGCTGACGAGAAGGCGGGACTTGCTCAGCAGGCTGCTGATAATGCGAACAAGGCAAAGGAGGACACCGACAAGACAAACGAAAATGCGCAGAAGGCAGAACTTGAAAGAAGCAAAGCAGAGGCTGAAAGGCTTTCGGCGGAGACAGCACGCAAGAATGCGGAGAATGAGAGGCAGACTAGCGAGAAAGCGCGAAAGCAGAACGAGGGAGCAAGAGCCTTAGCGGAGAGTAAAAGACGGACGGCTGAAGAGACGAGAGCGCAAAAGGAGCTTGAAAGGCAAGGCAACGAGACGAGGCGGAAGGAGGCCGAGAGAGCAAGGGTAAATGCAGAATCCTCACGCTCAGAGGCGGAGAAGACACGCGAATCGTCAGAGATAGCACGCAGGGATGCGGAGACCAAGAGGACATCTGCCGAGAGCGAGCGTGTGACTGCGGAAAAGCAGCGCGTGACGGAGTTCTCGCGTCTCAAGTCCGAATCCGAGACCGCAACGGACAACGCGACAAAGGCTGCGACAAGGGCGGATACTGCGGCGACTGCGGCGGAGAAAGCCGCCTCTATTGAGATTGTCGTGGACGCGGAGACGGGAATTATCAGCGTAATTAAAGACGAATAAAATCATAACGATATGGCAAAAGTAAAAGTGGATATCGGGCGTGTTCCTCAATCACGCGGGGAATACGTTGAAGGAAAGGCTTATAAGAAAGACAATATTGTTACGCGTTACGGCTCTGCCTTCCAGTGCGTGGTGGCTTCTACCACTACGCCTCCGGCGACACTGGACGCTTCAGGAAAGGTGGTGCTCGGTGAGGGGTGGATATTCTTCGCGGATGCTACCGGCGTAGAGGAGGTGAAGAATGCGGTCGAGGCCCTCAAGTCCGGCAAGGTGATAGACAACAGGGTACTGGCGGCGGCTCTCGTCAGTCTTGAGGCCCGCATCTCAGCGCTTGAGGGCGGCAAGCCGTATCTCGGCAATGCGACTGCAGGCGTCATTGACGTTAATGAAATCACGCGGGCACGTTATCCGCTCGTAATGGTTGCTCACGGCGTTCCGGCAGAGGCAAATGTGCCGGACAACCTCCCTGCGGGGCTTCCGTGGGACGGAGTGCCCGCCTTCGTAGGACAGCAGTACGTCAACCTTGACGCACCTTCAGGAGGTCTTTACTATGCGACGGGAAACGAAAAAGTAAGCGATTGGAAACAGGCTTAAAAAATGATTGAATTATGATAAGATATTTTGATACGGAGGCGGCCTACCTCGCCGCCGTGCAGGACGCTGAGAGTCAAGTCTCCCTCGTAGGAGAGAGCAATGCGTGCAAGTTTGACGGGCGCAACGTTGTCGTCGGCATAGATTCCGCAACGACTGGCAGCATAGCCTACCTCGACGACAAGAAGGCTATTCACTTTGTTGCTACCAGCACGTTCAACAAGACGACATTTCCGGAAAGTTACGAAATCTTCGGAATCGTGGCCATCGGTGTGGATCATCCGGACTTCAGAGGCGAAGTGGCCGTAATGAGCCATCAGTTTGCTAATGCCGCAATGTCCATCAGATACTTCTTCAAGCTGTCAGGTTATACGCTTGACGGAGCAGAGCACACTGGAGTTCTGAACATCAGAAGCGCTTCTGACAATTGGGCGGCCAATCAGGACTACACGATTACGTACAAGGCGGACAATATCGTCGCCCTGGTATCGCAGCTCAATGCCTATTTCAAGGCAAACGAGCCGTTCGTCGCACAAGACTGGGTAGCGATAGCAGACACCAATGGCGACGTCCTTCTGCATTTCAAGTACACGACCTGGCAGCAGTATGCGTATAACACGGCCAAGTCCGGTTTCTCTATTGTATCAGCGACTGCTCCACAGTGGAAGTCCACGACAAAAATGTTCAGAATGAATGGCAAAAGAAATGGCGAGGGAGTCATCACGAATATGACGCGAGCATTGGCATACTTCAGGGAGGACAATGCTAATCCGACTTATAACCCGGCCACAGACGTTGCTACGGCCCAGTTGTCATATCCGATATGCCTGCCTGGTTATCTCGGCAAGTCAAAATACCAAAGCGACCACTGCGCATACTTGAGAGGAATCTATGGTGAGGGCGAAGAAGGATGGCTCAAGTTTATGCAGAGCTATCTTCCTGTGCTTCCGTCGGAGTATGGGATATTTGACGACAGCACATACGGCACGGAGAAGCAGAACACCTACTATCTGGCCAGTCTCAAGTATGTCGGACAAGACGGCGTAGAAAAGTATGTCAGCCCGGCTGCGAGATTGGCGGCGGAGCGTGGTTTCGGCCACGAGCTGCTCAAGCGCGGTGAATGGGTAATCGGCAAGATGTCACGCATATTCAGCATCGTAGGCCAGTTGCGCTATCCGACTACACCGGACAAATTCGCGGACAAGGTCAATGCGGCTCTCGCGGCAATAGGCGCTCCCGCTCTCGGTAATAAAGACAGCGTTAGGTCTTGTTCCCGGTACGGCGAGGGCTACGGTTGGATTGCGACTGGCAGCATCGGTTTTGCCGGCAACGGCTACTTGGCCGGCTCGATCCTGGCTGTTCCCCTCGTGCTTTTGAAAATTACCGCTTAAAGCGTGGCTTAGTCTTAATCTTTCGGGCGAGGAGCGTCCCCGCTCCCGCCCTTGAAATTAAAATTACAAGTGAGTAAAAATGACAAGACAAGAAATCGAGGGCAGAAGGAATGCCCTGTCCTCCCTCATTCTAGACAGGGAGGCGAAGCTTAAGGAAACTGACTATGTTGCCGCAAAAATCGCGGAGGGCGCCGCGACTCCGGAGGAGTATGCGGAAGTGCTTGCGGAGCGCAGGAAGGCCCGCAAGGAAATCAACGACGCTCAGGCGGAAATCGCCGGACTTGAGAAAGTGACAATAGAAGAGGAGGTGCATCATGAAGAGGATTATCGCTAAGATTACAGGGCTCCTGGGAAGCATCCCGCAGGACAAACTCCTGCACTTCATCGCAGGTGCGCTCATCGTCGCATTGTGCTCATTTATCAAGGGATTTGCGCCGTATGCGTGGGTGACCGGAGTTGTCGCCGGAATGCTCAAGGAGTTCTACGACAGCAGGGGCAACGGCAGTGTCGAGATTCTTGACTTCGCGGCGACAACGGCTGGTGCGCTTGCTATGCAGATGGCAGTTTGGTTTTACCTGATAATATGGTGATGTGATGGACAATATAATTACAACATTAAATCTCCCTGACGGACTGAACCGAGGGATAATGATAGCCTTCCTTCTGTGCGTGCTCGTCTGCGCAGCGGCGCTTATAGATATGTGGACGGGCATTGACGCGGCACGCGCTAACAAGGAGAAGATTATGAGCCACGGATTGCGGAAGACTATCCGCAAGATTATAGACTACCTGCGCATAGTCTTTTTCTTTCTATTGATAGATATATTGGGCGCGGTATTCGTCTGGTATAATTTGCCTTATTGCGCCATTTTAGCGACGCTAGGCGTACTGCTCATTGAGGGACGTTCTGTTATCGAGAACTCGAAGAAAAAACAGAGTGCGGCAGGTAAAGTGGTAGATGCTGTCGAGGAAATTATATCTTGTGTTGATAGTGACACAGCGCAGAAGATTATAGCAATGATTAAAGAACAGCCGAAGCACGGCATTGGGAAAAGTGAGTAAAAAAAATGGGAACAATAACAAAAGATTTCAGTTACCGCGAATTTGAAAAAAGCGACATTGCAGACAGGAAAGGCATCTGCAACGTCATCACGTCAATCGACGTGCGCGATAGCATCCTTGCCTTAACAGAGAATGTCCTGCAGCCGCTACGCGATGCATGGGGCAAGCCCCTTGCGATTAACAGCGGCTACAGGTGTCCTGCGGTCAATGCCGCGGCAGGCGGAGTGAAGACAAGCCAGCACCTCAAAGGAGAGGCCGCTGACATCTGCCCTTTCGGTCGCAACGGCACTGGAGATATTAAGGTTGTCACGGAACTCGCAAGGCTAGCAAAGAGCCTCAATCTTCCTTTCGACCAGATGATACTTTATCCAACGTTCGTTCATTTTTCGCATAGGCTGAATGGCGAACAAAGAGGGCAAATTTGCTATAACTGGCGCTATAAGGGAGAAAAGGTATGAGAAGGATGCTAATATGGGCGGCTGCCTTCCTCGCCGTATCGTGCGGAACGCAAAGGAAAGCGCTGGACACGGAGACAAGGGACAGCACGAGAGTCGTGGTGATGACGGAGCGCATCGAGACTATTGATACAGTGTACGTGGAACTTCCGAAACAATCGGAGACGGTGGCGGTGAAGGACACGTCCTCCCATCTGGAGAACGACGTGGCGGTATCGGATGCAAGCGTAGATGCGCTCGGATTCCTGCATCATTCCCTGAAGACGAAGCCGCGCAGTATTCCGGTCCTGAGTAAAAACACAAAGGAGAGGAGGGACAGCATCGTTTATCGAGACAAGAACGTCTATGTCGAAAAACCCGTCTATGTCGAGGCTAAATTGAACGCCTGGCAGCGCTTCAGGCTCAACGGATTCTGGATTCTCGCGGCAATCGTGGCCGCAATCGGATTCTGGAAATTCCGGAGACCGCTTCTCGGTTTATTCGCAAAATTGATTTCGTGAGAAAAGAGGGGAATAAAAAGCCCCCGACTAGCCAGAGCAAGATTTGTTTTAGCGCCAACTAAAAAGAAAAACCCACACCAGCAATACGGGGGCACTATTGCCTCGGTCTGAATGGTGTGGGTCTGTTTTTCTTTCGTTGTTGGCTGAGGCGAAGATAACTAATAAAAACTGAAAAAGAAATGAAAAAGTCAGAAATTTTTGCCTCAGTGCTCGCTGACGTCTCTGCGGAGACTGAAATAGACAGCGACAGGATATTGTCTGAAAGCAAGTTGGAAGAGGTCGTGGACGCCCGCTACCTTGTCATTTATCTTCTCTCTAAAAACGGCTTCTACCCGCGCATGATAGCGGAGAGGATGCGGATGTCTCAGCGTGCCGTGAGAAAGGCGCACGCGGGCTTCGAGGCGCGTCTTGAAGGCTCTTCAGGTCTGCGGCTCTCGTTTCTCAGGCTGTCCGCGACGTGGCTGAAGCAAAAGGGAACGGAAAAGGAACCGGACAGGAACTAACCATCTGACAATCAGCGTCCGTAATGATAAGTTTGTAGTGCGATGCGCAACGTGCCAAGACCGCCGAAGGCGCAAGAGGCGGATAACACTAACAACAAATTTCTATCATGAGCGAAATGGTTGACAAAATCTATTGTTGCGACAGGGGCAACAATGACATCCTCGCGGCTGCGATGCTCGGAAAGCGCGACACTGACCCGATGGCGATGATGGCTGCAATGAACGGCGGAGCGAACAACTGGATGAACAATCCTTGGATGTACCTCATCTTTCTCGCCCTTTTCGGCGGAAACAGATTCGGACTCGGAAACGGAAACCTTCAGGGCACTGAAATCCAGAGTCAGATTGACTCCCTCAGGACCCAGATGGCAGACAACCACAACAGCGACCTTCTCATGTCGGCCGTCAAGGGCAACAATGCGGCAATCTCCACACTCGCGGCTAATCTGAATTGCGACTTCAACCAGTTGCAGGGCGGAATCTGCGCCGTGCGCTCGGCTATCGAGCAGGTGGGCGGACAGGTCGGTTTCTCCGCAGAACGTGTCATAAATGCCGTGAACATGGGCGACTGCAACGTCATTCAGGCAATCAAGGACTGCTGCTGCAACACCCAGCAGAACATCATCCGGATGGGCTACGAGAACCAGCTCGGGCAGAAGGATGTGGAGTATAAGTTGCAGACTGGCTTCGACTTCGTGAACAGGAGCGTGGAGCGCGGCTTCTCCGGTATCGGCTTCCAGATGCAGCAGGACAAGTGCGACATCGTGAGGGCAGGGCAGGACAACACCCAGCGCATTATTGACACTCTCAATAGTCACTGGCAGTCAGACCTCCAGCAGAGGTACAATGACGCACGTTTTGAGCTCTCACAGCAGAGGCAGAACGCCGAGCTCATTGCAGCTCTCAAACCGACTGCTACCACAGCTGGGGCCTAGTCCGATTTGTACTACAGAGTGGAGGGGTGAGAATCTCTCCACTCATAATTATTTCAAGCTATGTACTTCAAAGATCTGAAACAAAACTATCCCGTATATATCCTCGACAAGCAGACACTGACGTTGACTCAAGGCAAGGCCGTTGCCGTCGGTTTCCCTCGTATGGAAATGAACCCCGCGGCTGGCAAGTCCGGAATGGTCGTCGATGTCTCGATAGAGGCTGACGGCAAGACGGCTAACTACGTCATTCCTGAAACCCTCTCCGTTACCTACGCGGGCAACCTCGTGCTTTCGGTCGATAGACAGGGGCTTGCAGGAGAAGTCGAATCCATGAGGGCATCCGCAGAGCAGGCGCTCGCGTCAGTCGAGCACCAGAGACGGATAGTCGAGAAATCGACGGGGCTCCTGGCGGAACTGAATCCGGCCTTCCGGGAAAAGCAGGAGACGGAGCAACGCTTCAGCAAAATTGAATCGTCCATGAACGAAGTCAAGCAGATGCTGTCGCGGCTTATTTCTTCAGGCGATAAATTGACGTAAAAAATCAATTTCTTTGCGCATAAAGGCAATTAATTGTCAAAATATGACAATTCTAAAAAACGGAAATCATGGAAAGGAATATGACTGCGGAAAGGTTCATCGGACTTCTCCGCGATAGGATAGAGAGTGAAAGCGGACGTGCTATCGTCCTCAAGATGGTCGCGTCGATGAGCGAGGACAACGCGAAGGCCCTTGCCGACGAATGCGAGGACCTTGTGAGATTCAGGGAGTACCTGTCGGAAGATGAGGCTCAGGAAATCGTAAGGAACTTCGTCAACTTCGACGGCTCCAGAGGCGGACATTGGGAAGATCCGGACGAGACGTTCAGGGTCCTGGAATCCCTCGGAATCAGATACGAGGAGGACGGGGAATACAACAGGTGGGCTTTCTTCGCAGTCCTGAACATGGTCTGGTCAGACGAATGGGGAGTTCTGCACAACTACATCGCACAGGACCAGGAGCCGCGCGTCTGCGCCGAACTCGCACAGGCGAGACTGGAAGACCGAGACAAGGTATTCTCGGTGAGAAAGTATTTCGGGCTGTAGTCTGACGTGCATAAACGAAAAAAGGCGAGGTTTTCACCCCGCCTTGAAAATCGTATGTTATACGACGATGATAAGTTCTGAAGCAAATCACCGGGGCTGTTGTGCGTAGCCCTGACGCTTCTGCAAATATAGCGTTTATTCTTAAAAATGTAAATATTTTCGATAAAACTTGAATAATCTATTTGATTATTCAAGTTTTATTTGTACCTTTGTATCAGAAATAAGAACAAAGGGTTATGATTATCAAATTCACTTATCACTTTTCAAACTAAAATCAAAAATTTCAAAAAAACTTGATTTTTCTATTTGATAAATCAAAATAAAGTATTACCTTTGTAACCAGATAAATGAAACAACAAAAACTAAGAGATATGGAAAAAAGAGTTTATACGACTTATGAAGCAGCCCTCCAGGCCGCCAGCGAATATGCTAAGGAAAATAACGCCTACGTTGCAAAGGAGATGGTGCCAGAAGATGACAGGAGCCTGGCAAATGCCGAAAGGTTTGGCTTCGACCCGGATTTCACCTTTGCCGGTGAAGTAGCCGCCTTCCAGATCATCGACAATGACACCTACAAGGACGTTGCCCACTTTGCATATTGGGATTAACAAGTCACAAGCCGCCGCCCGTGTGGGCGATTCCGGAGCGACACCGGAGGCGGCTCTACACATTAAACACTTTTAGATTATGAAAAGAACATTAGATGAAATTCTTAGCAGAAATGATTATGCTAGACTTACAGCAACCTTAAAGTCAAGAGTAGAGGAAATAGCAAAGAGAATCCGGGAGAAGATAGAAGACCTGGACATAGCGAATGATGACGACTTCTATCATGGCGAAATAGGCATTGATGGTGTCGCAGTCCGCGTCGAGAGCATAAAGAGTCGTGCTGGAAAATATGAATTCCTAGCGATAAAGCGCGAAGGCGAATGCGATGGAGATGCCTCCTGGTATAGTCTGGAGGATGTCGGCAAAGAATACTATTATGCCGGAGACTTCACTGCGAAAGTCATGGGAGCATCAAATAAAGAGGCTCTGGCATTCCTCAATGTCGCCAAGAAACTAATTGAGGGGCTCGGGGAACTCGAGCAGAAGCGCGTTGAAAGCGAGAAGGCCGCCGAATGTTAGTTTGAGCAAGAAATAGCAATAACGAAATATGGACAAAGAAAGAAATCTAAATTACGGCGGGGCGCGCCCTGGCTCCGGGAGGCCGGCGGTCGAGAAGAAAAGAGTCCCTTTCAGCGCGATGGTAACTCAAGAGACGCTGAACGCTATCAACGAGCAGTCGGTAACGCTTGGGCTCTCGCGAGGAAAGGTTCTGGACCTCGCTTTTGCCACGCTTGCAGACTTGTGCAACAATAGTGATTAA